CGAATATTTATATAACCAAAATTTTTAAACGCGAAAATAAAAGTCTATTACTTATAGTGGTAATGGCTCTCCTTGTGAGTTTAATTAACTATCCAGTTCTAGCTGAACCTGTATGTTTTGCATATAAAGGGTTCAACATGTGTGCAGAACCTCGTATCTCGGGCTTTTTAACCTGGTGGCACGATCAGTACTGCCCTACTAGCATCGAGGAAGCTAAAAAGTTGGTTCAAATAATAAACACTTTTGCTTCTGATGACTTCACAGTAGATGCTATTGAAAGTTGTTCTAAACAAGACCCTCGATCTGTTGGGTATTTTTATGATTACTTGCTGCGTAATCCAGAACAGTGGTTGAAGTTTTCCCCTGGCTGGCGGGAGAAGATGTGTAATGCGACATCTAACTCGTTATTTTTTTGTTTTCAGTTGAGCGACTATGTTATGAATGTCGTTCGGAAAGCATATCGCACTGCATCCTCAATGGAAATGGGGATTTGGTATAAGTATATTAATCTTACGGTCTTTGATTTTATTGACCTTCAAAGAATGTACTCTTACTTTCTCTTTGTTTTTGTTTGGGTAGCTCTTTTATGTAAATGGGAGGGCAGGGGTTGGTTGTGGTTTGTAGCTACGGTCAATCTTTTTACAAATAATGCTGACATGGCTCAGACTTTTTCTCTCTGGTTGATCTTGATTTATGCTTGTTATAAATTGGGTTTTTCTAGGGTTTTAATAATCCAGGCCTCGGTCTTGATTTCTATAATCATAACCATTCATTTTCATGTAATTTCCTATTTACTTGTTGAGCTGGGTCTACGGCTCCCTTTTTCGATCTTGTATTACATGGACAAGTTTCTCTTATGTATCTTTGCTTTAGCTTTGGTGTGTATTTGTTTCTTTGCTATGTATCGGTCCTTTAGGCGAGAATCTTACCAACCTCTTATTGGGTGGGCGAGTATCGTTACAATAACCTTGTGGTTTTTAATATTTAACCAAACTGAACAGACTGTTTTTGCACTTAAGTGTGCTTGGGCGGTTGCTCTTTTGCTAATATTTTTCCATGGGATTATTTATAGACCTCATTCTATGTTTTCTCTTTCTTATGTTGTGCCTAGTACTAGGGGGCCTGCTGCAAAGCCAGTCTCTTGGAATGTTTCTTTTGAAGATTCGTTCTTTTGGTATGTATGTCATTGGATTGTAGATCCTTCCGGTGCTTTCTACACCGGTTATATGCCTTACTATGCTGCCGCTTGTGAGGAATTAATTAAGAAACAGAGGGAAAAGACTCCTCCTTCAGTGGAGTTGCCAAAACCCTCTGTAATAGCTCCACCTCCTTCTGATGAGGAGGATCTTGATCCAACGGATAAAGGGAAACGACCTTTTATTCCGAAGTATCCTAAGCGCCCTGAGGTTAAATATGCTAAGGACCATGAAACTGTTAATCGGTTTGAGTTGGTTACTAAGTGTTTTGAAGACCAGAATGCGAAGTTTGCTGAATTGGAAAAAGCAATTAATGCTCTGAAAACTGTAAAAGAGTCTGTACAACCAGGTAGTAAGCTGGTTCCTGTAAAGACTATTCCTCATGAACTGCCTGTTGTTGATGGTAGTAATGAGTTTGTTGGATCTGCAATTTTTGGGGAAAATGCTATGGCTACTTGTGCTCATAATTTAAATGCTTCTCTTAATGTTAAGTTGGGTGTCCAAGATGATAGATTTATCTATTATGGAGGTGCTAAATATCCAATAAATGTTAGGTCAGTGGATAAAGAGTGGGTTCAATGTGACCTCCCCTGGGATAAATCAGAATCTCCGCAGGATTTGAAGTCTGTTAAGGCTGGTAGACGCAAAGGTTCAGTTATATGGATCGAGCAGTATGCCGACTCAATGGATAATCATGTCATGGCTGTGGGGAATTATGAGGGACCTGGGTTGCATAAGGTTACGACTCATCATGGTGCGTCTGGCTCTGCTGTAATGTGTAATAATACTTTCTTTGCTATTCATTTAGCTGGAGGTTTTGTTAATAAACATCAAGAGCTAACGGAAGAACAGATTGTCCAGTTTAATTCGGGCATTATTCCAGCACCTGTTGTACCTGCAAGTTCTTCTGAAGCAAGGACTATTCCGAAACAAAAAACCTATAACATGCCTGTAGTTGAGTCTGCTGGTGGTATGGGTGGTCGCCCTAAGGGTAAGAAGAATAGGAAGCCTAGAGGAGAAGAATCTGTTGCTATAAAACAAGCTAAAGAGAGTGTGTCTAGTGCTATAGCCGCTCTAGCAAAATTGCGTAAAAATTGACTTGAATCAATTCCAACGTACAAAGACCTACATGATAATTGGTGGGCTAAGGTTATTAATACTAACCCTACCCTGTCTATTTCTTATATGGGTTATATTGGTACGTATGGTGGGCATAAATACCAAAACGAAAGGAAGGGTATGTATGCTAATGAGATAGTTGCTAGCGCTTTTGCTGATCTTAAGTTTGATCGTTCTGCCCATAGGTGGATGTATCCAAAAGATGCGTCTCTATGGCGAGCAACCTTAAAATATGATAATCCTATTGTAGAGATACAAGATAGTTTATCGCTCGAGTTTGCGGAATATGCTTTGGAACGTTTGCTCATGCCTTTTATTGGTACGTGTGATGTTTTGGAAGCAGAACAGTGTTATTTACCTATGAAGACATCTAGTGGTGTTTTCTTTAAAAATGCTGGCTCCAATTTGAAGAGTGATGCTATAAGGGATTTTCCTATTGCTGTTGATTCACTATGGGATGAGTGCTTGATTTATGATCTTAGACCTGTGTGGGGTGTTTCTGGTAAAATAGAGATGTTGCCTGCAAAGAAGTTTGATCGTTTTCTTGATAACCACAATAATCCTATTGATGATTTAAGAACTTTTATAATACCTGATATCGCCTTGCATTGTATGACTTTGCGGCTTTTTCAGTGTCAACATGATGTTCTTAAAAATAATCATAATAGTTTGCCTTTTAAAATTGGCTTTACTAAACAGCTTAAGGGGCTCCATAATTTGTGCAAAGAATTAGAGGCTAATCGTACCTGGTTCGCAGCCCGGGATGTTAGCAAATGGGATTCTAGAATGCATTGTGTTCTGATGAGAATTTGTCAAAAATTCCGATTCAAAATGCTTAAACCTGAGTTTCAAACAATTCAGAACTTGAAGAGAATAAAATTTATTTATGACTCAGTTATAAATACTATAATGTTAACTCCTTCTAGTTTTGTCTTGCAAAAATTTCAGGGTATGCCGTCTGGTTTCTTTTTGACCAGTGATGATAATTCGTGGGGACATTTTTTAATTAAAATGTATACTGAATATCGTCTTTTTGGATCTGGTAAACCTTTTCGTGAGGTTTATGATCACTGGTTGCAAAATTTTTCTTGTGCTCTTTATGCAGATGACCAGTTGGAGTCATGGACTGAAGAAGTCAATCCAATTTACAATGTCGAAAATGTCTCCCGGTGCTACAAAGAGTGTGGTGCCATCCTGAAACTAGAAGATGATGTAGTTCAAAGATCCTTGGAAGGGTTAACTTTCCTTGGTTCTAAAATTGCAAAATTTAGGTATTTGGGTGAGAGTTATTATGTTCCCTTGAAAGAAAGAGATTTTGCCTTTTGTCATGCTTATTGGCAGGAAGGACACTCTGAATCAAAGGCAATGACCCTTACACGTTTGCTTGGTTTGCTTTCTGAACTTCCATTTGATGATTTTGTCTTTAATAAAATAAGGCAGGTTTGTTGTAGTTTGTGGATAGCCGGAGTTAGACCTGTTCAGGAATATGTTGAATTTTATACCGAGGTAACGAACTTACCGAGGGAGTTTTTTGATGGTATTCCTTTGCAGAAAACGTTAATCGATCACTATCTTGGTAATGAGTAGGTTTCTAGAGTAAAATCATACCATTTTAAAAATTTTAAAGGAATTAAATTTTTGAAATATTACTTAATTACTAAATAATGGGTCGTAAAAAGAAATCCAAAGTTGTTTTGAGAGTTGCTAATAAGAAGGGAAATCGTCCCCCTGTTCCTAAGCTACCAGTGATGGTGGTTCAACAGAAACGGAAGCAAAAGACTTTTAGACAAAAATTTGGTGGGAATGGTAAATCTCCCGCAAAGAAACTTGGTACTAATCTTTTGATGGGTTTGGGTAGAGCTATAGGTGGACCACTTATGGATATATTTCAACCTGTTATTGAAAAAGGTATTGATTTTCTAGGTACTTTTACTACTGGTTCTTCTGACAATGGTATTGTTGGAACTGCTGGTGTTCCTGGGCAATTGATTTTAACTTATACAATTGCTCCTCGTGCTTTAGCCGCCACGAGGTTAAATAAACAAAGTGAGCTGTACCAGAGATTTCTGTTTAACGAGGTTGTAATTAATTATATGCCTGCTGTTAATGTAACTAATTCTGGTCAACTTATTGGCTTCTATGATACTGATCCTGAGGATGTGGTGCCGACCGGTATTGCGGGTATAAATTATGCTAACTCTCATGGTGGGAAATTATTTCAAATTTCCGAGCCTTGTTCGTTTAATATGCCTGTAATTAGAGATCGTACGTACTACACTGATTATACTGGTGCGGTTGATGAAGATGAAGAAAGGTTTAAGATACAAGCTGTTTTTTATGTAATGTTTGTTACTGCTTGTCCTGCGACTACTGCTCTTGGTTCTTTCTCTGTAAAGTATAATTGCTCTTTTGAGCTCCCTCAAATGACTATTGGTGATCCGATTGGAAATAGCTCTACTGCTTTTCAAGCTAGTGATGCTGGTTCTAATTGGCCTGCTGTGTTTCATAGTACAACTGGTAAGCTGTTTCGTGATCTTATGGGCGCTTCTGTGCAGTCTAAGATTTTGCCTTCTGGGTCTTCTCAGTATGGCTTAATTTTTGCTATGTGTGGATCTGCTGCTTCTACTCCTGGAATTTCTCTTAGTAGTTCCCCTGGAGTTCATAGTTTACTCAATGGTTATTATTTTTTGACTTTTTCTATTCATACCTCTCTTGGAAACATCAATTTTAACACTTTGTCTACCCAGGCGAATTTGTTTACTTTCGTTCCTGCTGGGGTAACTATTACATATTTTGGTAATACTCACTGGAGTGCCACTTTAGGTTCTGATATTTTCTTTGAAGTCAGTTTCTTTATTAGTGGTTTAACCTCTGATGTTCCGAATTTCACTATTGATCCTTCTTGTACAACTGATGCTCTTGGTGCGCTTGGGGATTTTACTATCTCCATATCTTACGCTGCTACTGCTCTTGTTGATGCTAGAAAACATGGTGAATCAAATATGCATTATAGATTAAGAAAAATGCAAAAACAGTTAGATGTTCTGTTGCCACCAAAAACTGAGCCTCTTTTAGGGGTTCCAAAACTAAATTCCTATTTTGTTAAATCTGAAATAGGTCCCCCCGTTAGTTCAAAATATAAATCTCCCTCTCAATCTGAGGATTGGGAAATGGATGAGTATATGCGTGATAATGACTCAGATAATGGGCCTAAACGCCAGCGAAGGAAGAATAATGGCCCTATTGATCCTCTTTTAAATGGGATCGAAAACCATTATGTTCAAGAACATGAGAATGATATGGTGCTTGAAAGGGCGCTTGAATTGTTAGCATTGAATAACTATATTGAACAAGAAATTGTCCCGTCCGAGGGTTATATCGGTCATTCTGAAAAGAGTGAAGACGTTTAAAATACGTCCATTTCTTTAGTTATTTCCATACGGAAAAACACCTTTAAATAGGGATCGTATGAAGTGTGAGTTTTAGCCTTTGCTTCTCACAAAGTTTGTAGAATTTTTT